CGCCCCTGTCGGGCGTTACCCTAAATGTTGAACTAAGTTCACAATCCACTGTATGAAAACAGAATACCGCTCCATCATGGAACCAGAGGCCACTGTGCCCGTGACATTCACGTGGCACCATGGTACTCCTGTTCCTAACCAGCCATCATTCGAGTTTGCTGAACTCATAGTACCTACTCAGGTCCTGTGGGAAGAGTTTACTCCTAATTCAACTGGTTCGAAGTCTGCATGGAAGTCGTTTGAGCACTTCAAGTCTCAATCGGCAACTCCCTCTGCACATCTTCGTGATATGACTGTAGAATGCGAGAAAAATGACTACGGAGCCATTTATCAAGCGTTATACAGCCATCCGTATTCCCTCGGGACCCGCTATGCGGGCGCCCCATGGTTTACGTCGGATCCGTATCCGTTCGGAGTTCCTGGGAAGTTCGACCTGAACCTTCCAGGGTTCTATGCTAAGCGTGCGGATAATGGCTTCGTGCCAGAACCCGCTGGGCTCGATTCGCTCGTAGCACGTTCCTTGCGGACCATGCTGCCTGCGATTAAGTCCGAACTTAGTCTTATTAACTCGATTATCGAATTAAAGGACTTCGTTTCGCTTCCCAAAACACTCAAGACCGTCGTTTCCGCATTGCCCAAACTAAAAAGGCAACTTGGAAAGCAGACCGTTCGTGAGCTACTCCGGAGAGGTTCAGATGTTTTTCTCCAAGCGGAGTTTAACATCATCCCTCTCGTTGCAGACATATGCGGTGTTTTCACTGCGTTGTTACGAACTGAGCGTCGTATAAACGACCTCATCTCTCGTTCGGGTTGCACCAGAAATATGCACTGGGCATTTAACTGGATCGAATACCCTGACGTCATTCAAGACAGTCCTTACGGCCCGTATGGGTTCGCAGCAGAGCTGGAACTTCATCCGGTCCAAATGGGACCTATCGAAATACGACGTTCGGTTATATACGAGGCAACTACATTCCATGCTGAAATTCGATATAATTATAATTATACCGACTACCAAGTCGTGCATGCACGACTTTTAGCTCTTCTAGACGCTTTCGGGGTTAACCTTAACCCTGCGATCGTCTGGAACGCTATTCCTTGGTCGTTTGTGGTTGATTGGGTCTTTGGCGTTAGCCAATTTCTTAGTCAATTTAAAACGCTCAACATGAAACCGATGCTGAACATACAGCAGTATCTATGGTCCGTTAGTCGTTCTCGGCGAATTATAGTAGAGAGGCGTGCTTTCACGCTTCCATACTTTTCACCTCCGACTCCTGGTCCATGGATACCATTCCCGGCTGTTTACCAGACGGCATATCGCCGCGAAGTAAGCATCCCGAGTATAAGCTTGATTGAATCAAGCGGGGTGAGTTCGAAAGAATTCACTCTGGCAGCCGCGCTTGTGTTAGCACGACGCAGGCGGTCTCACAAACGCTGACTTACGTCAGCACCCTAGTGCACGCAAGTGCACTATCACAAAAGCATGCTAAGTAATACACTTAACACCAACGAAATCAAGAACAGTGCAGGGACTGAAGTAGAATTTAGTCGCCTGTCTACATCGGACCGTAAGACGGTGTTCGCGCAAATTGCCGAAACACCTTCTTTACCGCATCGCCTCAACATTTCTCACGTTGAGACCGGTACGGGTATGAAACAGAGGCGCCGGAGTCTGGTCAGATTTGACAAAACTGTCACTTCTGGCGTTGACTCGGTGACTCCGATCACGGTTTCTGCGTACGCTGTGCTAGACTTCCCAACTGGGGCGTCTACTAGCGCTGCTGAAGCCGCCAATGTCATCGCGGAGTTGATGTCGTTTCTCGCCTCACTTGGGGCGTCGACGACGATTCTCTACGACGGCACTGGTAACGGTGCGAAGGCTCTTCTCGAAGGCGGGCTTTAGGCCCTGCCGCAGAGTCGAGCAGTTCCTCGTCTAGTATCCTTGTCTTGGCCTTTTAGGCTCAGACGCCGACGTTGGCTAGTGAGCTCTTTCGAGCTCACTAGCTGTACGTCTTCTACGGGTTACTAGTCGATGCTTGATTCAGCTGACTCCTACGTAATAAGTCCACGTCCAAGGAGGTGCAGGTTGCCTCCAGATAACGGTGCCATCTTTTGAGATGGTGAGTTTCTGGTCTAACAACATGTAATTCCCTGGTGTGGGCGAAGTGAGTAGGGGCTCACCAGTTCCGGGTTTCAGAAGTAGAGCGACAGATACACGTCTCCGAATGGGGACGTCTCCGTTCTCTACCGATGGCTCGAAGCTGGTCTTGAGTGACTTCATATGTTACTTGAGAGTTGTGTCAAGTCCGTTGACACGATGGATCGTGGAGTGTATGCATGCTCTAGGAGGATTACCATATGGTGTCCAATAAGAGCCTAGATGTTAGTAAAATCATCGCTGCACTACTTCACGACGTTCACAACGTTCATGGATTAGTGTTCAACACTCGTAACCTCAGATTGACAATCGAAAAAGTCAACCGGAGACTACGGTCAGAAGGTATGGGTTTTCTCACGAAAACTTTGCCTCGTCTGGGCAAGGCCCTTGATAGGGTTCTTGCAGGTGGGTCTAACTTATCCGCTAGCGAGCTAGGCTTCTCAGCCTTGCCTGATAGTGAACTTCCAAGGTTTCTTGGTGAGTTCTTTAAGTTAGTCCTCCGACCAGACGGTGCGGCCCTTCTGCATCCGTGTGCACAATGCGTTAAGGTTATAAGGCAAGTCTGCTACTTGTTTTACAAGTACGAACTGCCCTACACCGATGAACAAGAACAACAAGTCTTGCAGCGGTTCGAAAGAACCGAACAAGACCTCTCGTCCTCCAGAGAACATCTGCATAATTTGCAGAACACTCTGGAAAGTCGCCCCAGCTCTGTTCGGCGTCATAAGACGCTGGATCAGCTGGAAGTGACTCGCGAAGCAAGGATCCTCTTATCGAGGCTTTTTGCTTATTTTGACCCGCAAAACATTATTCCTAGACACGGTCCTGGGGCCGTTGCTACCAAGCAACAGCTTTGGGAGAAGTATCAGTGGACGAATGTATCGGGAAGAATCACAAGCGTATACCCTTTGGATGCATATTTCTATGCGTCTTTGGGGCACGTTTGTGATCGGTATCAAGAGCTTAGTGCTCTGACTGATAAGAGTCTGCCGGCCAAGGTTATCCTTGTGCCAAAAGACTCACGCGGCCCTCGCCTCATATCCTGTGAACCAGTGGATTACCAATGGATTCAGCAAGGTCTAGGCAGGGCAATCGTCGAGTTAGTAGAGAAGAACCCGTTGTCACGGTACAACATCTTCTTTACGGACCAAGGTCCTAATCGTCGCGGAGCCATGCTCGGCAGCCTTGCTGAGCCTGTACTCCCCACGACGGGTAGGTATTCGACCCTTGACCTCAATGAGGCCTCGGATAGAGTGAGCCTTAGTCTAGTTCGCCTATTGTTTCCACCACACATATGTGTGTACTTGGAAGCATGTAGGAGTTTGTCGACGGAACTACCGGACGGTAGGGTAATCATGCTGGAGAAGTTCGCACCAATGGGAAGTTCTTTATGTTTCCCAATATTGGCGCTTACAATCTGGGCAATCCTTACTGCCGCAGCTCCTAACGTGGATACTCAAAGGAGTATCTTAGTGTATGGTGATGATGTCATCGTCCCTACGGCATACGCCGAGAACGCGATGGAACAGCTCGAATCGTTTGGGTTGAAAATCAACCGCGACAAGAGTTGCATCAGTGGACTCTTTAGAGAGTCGTGTGGCATGGATGCCTTCCAAGGCATCGACGTCACTCCTGTGCGTTTACGCACAGTCTGGTCATCTACACCAAGCCCCGATGTCTACACGAGTTGGATTGCTTACGCAAACTCCTTCTACGATAGACAGTACTACCACCTTGGAGATCTGATCTCCGAGGCTCTGGTCCATACATACGGACCAATTCCTAGCAAGGATATGTCACTTGACTGTCCTAGCTTGTGGCGTGTACCTCATGGAACGCTGCCTCTTCGTCGACGTTGGAATCGCAACTTGCAAAAGTGCGAGTACCTCGTCTATGACGTGAAGGCCCCCATCATTAATAAGGAAATCGACGGGTGGTCGATGCTTTTGAGATTTTTCTCATCTGCACCGAAAACACCTGAAGAGTTTCCTGTGGGTTCTGTCCATCATGCGTCTCAGGAGCTTTCTCCTGTTTCAGCATTACGAGTCGGG